TTAGTGTTTGGCTGTTTTGTATCGGCTTAAATGGTCAGTTCGGCTACGGAGAGCATAAACATAGTCCGCCAACAAAGGCTTCTCTTTTCCAAGCTCCAATGTGGTAAGAAGCGTCTGGGTTTTAGCATCAACATTGTACTCCACGCTTAATACCCTAAAATCACCGTTTATGCCCTCATTAGGCAAAACAACATGTACAGTATCTCCAGCCAAAATAGGTGAAGTGCCAAAATCAACGACGCTACTCTGCACTGTTAGAGATTCCGCTGGGTCCTTAAGGTTAGCCAGCAATGCCTTTGCGTGCGATTCACATTCCAAATCACTGCACAACTCCTCATTGACCTCAACTAGCTCACGTAGCCCAATGCTGTTTTGACTTGTCGTATCCTCTTGCACGCTACTGTAACGGCGACCGCCAAAGAACAAGCCGTCAACCCAAAAACTACCTGAACTCACGTTGTCAAACCAGCAAGCAACACTTATCCTCTTGACCTGCTGCCAATTAAAACCCGTTTGCACCTGCCACAAATCAGCGTTTGCAGAGCCCACTCCGATTTGGGTTTGAAACCATTTATCCGTGCCGACAGATATGTCGCGTTCTGCAGCATTGTTGCCCGTGTCAAAGAGCGCCAGTGTTACGTTGCCATTGAAGCTGGCTTCACGGCTAAGCCACAAACTCATCAGGGGATAAAGTTCAGTGTTCACTTCTTTGCCGCTGTCAAGCGTTAGTTGACATGCCGCATAATAGAGGTTTGTAGCTGTCGTTTTTATGCTGCCTGAGCCCTTAACCTTAAAGGCGTTATCCAAACTGATTGTGCCAGAAGTAGCAATCCAATCGCCATCATCATGCGATAGACTTTCTGTCCACAGGTCCTTATCCGCTGGGGTGCTCTTGTCGGCAATGCCGTAAACGGATATTTTGTTTCGAACTCTGGTAACATCTTTGGTGTATTCACTACTTTCAATTCGCTCCGTTAGGCTAACTTGGGAGGTTTTGCTGTTTTTGGGAAAGAACTCAAACTTGCCATCAGGCGCGATGCGGAAATCAAAGCCTATAGTGCCTTCTTTGTCGGCGCTGTTAGCGATTTCACGTATAATGTCAATAACTGGTGTGTCAAGATATTCTAGCCGCGTGTACGTGGTATCGGTGGCTTCAACCAACTCAACCTCACCACGTACATGGCTCAAACCAACATAGTAATCCAGCAAATATTTGATTATGTCTTCGCCTTTCTGGTTCTCATACGTCTTAGTGATTACGCGGCGAAACAATCGTTCTCCCCAGCACCGTCCACTCACCGTGGCATAACTCTCAACAGGTGACGATTGATACTTGACACTCTCCACCCTGCAAGTTAAAAGAAGCGGACAACTCGCACCCCTGCCGACACTTAAGCTGCCGTCCGAGCCCACGATTATCGGGTAAGCGCCGTTTGGACTGTACTTGCCATTCCAATTCTGCAACACAACCTCATAACTACTGACCTCTCTTGTGCAGCCAAAATGTATTCTCAGCGAGATAACGTCGCCTTGCGGCGGAGTAACAGAGCCAAAAACTATGGCTACTGAAGGCGCATCAACACTCAAGCTACTCTACTCCACGACGGTACAACTCGTCTTCGCCTGCACGCGTGATACTTCGGCTACGAACTGGGGTTTCAGCCGCGGAAGCATTGAAGCTTTGGACGCTTGCGGTTGCCGAATTCATGCTGTTTGCGAAGCTGTACATGGCGGCTGCGGCAGCAATAATCACTGCAATCCCAACACCAGTTAAGGCTAGGAACGTTGCGAAGCTGATGTTTAGGCTGTTTTGAACCATGGTGGCAAAGGCTGTTGCAGCGGCATAAACTTTCTGAGCCACAGCGACTCCAGCACTTGTACGCATGAACATACCCATTACTGAAACTACCATCATGCCGCTTGTGAAAACTTTTGTTTGCGAATCATCCAGCAAACCGAATTGGTTAGCGATGTACCCTATGGCTGTCCCAGTCGCACCAATGCCTGCGATTGCAGAACCTAAACTCTTAACTTTCACTGCTAAGCTTTCAGCATCGGTCTGTATCCTGCTAAATTCTGAGCTAGCATGGTTAACAGCTCTAACTGTAATTGCTATTTCCCGAAAACTCAAAGCCCAGCCTCCAATTTAGCCGATTCGACTGCATCAAACAATACGCGCTCAAGGCTTGGCAAATACGCCTCAACGGCAGGCTGCAAGAAAGGCTTAGCCTGAGCGTTCTTTGTGCCAAATTCCACAGTGGCAGCGTAAGAGGCTTGTGCGCCCACTTCGATTTGCCACTGTTGACTTTTAGCATAAATTGTGCTCTGCAAATAACCTGTCCGAACAGGCACCAACCGCTCAGCATCAGCCTTCACGCTTTCACCCCAACCTGCTAATTGCTCTTGCACGCGGCTTCTCATTGCCGAATCAAACCGCTCGATGGCATTTGTGAATCCCTCTACACCTGAAACGTTCACGCTAATGGATACGCTCATGTTTTTTTGCCTCTTTTTCTGCCTTTTTTCTTTCTTCCTCTGTTTGTAGGTCTATCTCGTTGAGGATAACTGTGTACTGCTGGATGACTCTGGCGGGTTGTTTGGAGAGTTCGGTTGGTGTCCAGCCGAATTCTTTGCACAATCGAAAGTCGGTGATGGCTGGGTGGGGTTTTTGGCGTCTGATGGCTCTGATAAAAAAGCAGTTTCCTCCCGTGTCAACGCGCATAAACCGTTAACCACTTGGGACAGCAATTCGCCGAGTGGGATTGGTATGCCGTTTTCTTCGCCCAGCAACTTCTCAAGAGTTAATGGGTTTCCCTGCGGTTGTTCTTTTAGCGCTGCCCAGATAGTTTCAGCTTGTATGGCTATGAAGTCGCTTGTTTGCACTTGCCCTGAGATAGGGTGGTATTTGGTGTGTTTTTGGATTATGCGGCTGCGTTTTGCCCAAGTGATTTCTTGGAAAACGTACTTGCCAGCGTATTCTGCGCCGTATTCGTTGCCGATGTTAACTGTTTGTTTGCGCATTGTGTATCAACTCCATTGTAGCGATGCGGTTTGAAACTGTAGTGTTTATGTCGTCTAAGAGTATGGTCTGCATCCATTCAGGCAGATCGAGTACACGCTCACCTATTTTTTCCCATGTGTTGAGCCATTTTTGGCGCAGTTGCACCATTCTGGCATACCTCTGTGCTTCACTCATCTTGTTTTCTCCTTAGCTTAGCGTGAAGGTTTTTGCTACAAACGTTGCCTTGAGACTGACGAGTTCTTCGATGCGCGTCGGTGCTGAAGTGTTTTCCCATTTGCAGTTGCTAAAAACAGCCTTGTTTGCTCCGCCTAAGCCAAATTCCAACGTGAAGTCTCTATCGTTGATTACGTCGTCGAATTCTTCTTTGCTTTCAAACTCAAAAACTACTTCGCCTGTTAAGTCGCGATGGCGATTTGGCAGGTACTTGAGAATGTTGCCGTTGGGATTGCGAATCACTGGGATTTGTTTTAGGTTGTTTTCAATTGTGAATTTCCAGTCGGTGACACGTTCAAGAGTGGTTGTATCTTTTTTGATGTAACTTTCATAGAAGGGCACCGCTCCAGCGTGGTCAGCATAGGTGGCGTTTGACAGTTTGGTGGTTCCAGTTGTAAGGTTTTGGCTTAGGATGTCTACGTTTGCTCTTATCACATCTTCAATGCTGCATTCAACCGTTGCCCGCTCAAACTTGCAGCCGCTATAAAGTAGCGAAATTATGTCGGTTGCAGATTCGAAGGCGCCTTTGTAGTAGAGTACTTGGATGCTTAGCGATTTGGCTAGCTCTACTTTAGCGTACTGTAGAAGGTTTATGGGTGCATCGCTGGGCAGTGGGAATGCGATTTTTAAATTTGGTGCACGTAGGCCTTTTTTGATGTTTTGCAGGTCAACTGAGCCGACTCCGCGGACTTTAATGTTGTTTGGTTTTATGGCGGGTTCTATGCTCTCTGCTGGAACACTAAGCATAGAGGGGGGTTGTGGTGTTTGTCCATAGGTTGATTCTTCAACATAGTAGATTTTGCTTTCATGGGAACTATATGTTTCAGTCAAATTTTTTTACACTCCAATGTTCTCGAGGAACCATGATTTTATGATGAATTCCGTTCTGTAGATGAAGGGTTTAACATCGACGCGGTCAAGGTTACGGTAGCTTGAGATGTCACAATAAGAGATTCCATTAACAGTAACCGTGCAAGATGTGTGGTCGCAGTACAGCGCGGCAGGTGTGTTGCCATCGCTTGGGTTAACTGTGCTAGCGAGAAACCACACGTATCCGTCGTGGTCGATAAAGTCGGGCAGGCTTGATTGCAGGGTTAATGTTAACACTTCATCAGCTTCGCCAGCCTCATTGCTTATTGCATTTTGCCAAGCGCTGGTGGTGTGATTCCAAACCTTAACAGTTACACCGTTACCGCTGGGGGCTGTACCATAACCCTCAAAACCTAACACTATTTGCTTAACGGTGCCCTCTCGGCTTTCAACTTTAAAACGGAATAATAAAACCGCAAAACCACCGCTCTCCCCACAACTTATTTGGCAATGTTGGTCGTCACTGTACCAGAGTTTCTGGTAATTAATGTCGGATAATTCCGCCCAACCAGCATTAGGCGCTACTTCGCTGTCGCCGCTAAATGCCTTAGGTCCTTCTACACTTGGACCAGCTCCGACAAAATCGTAAACTGCCTCATTTGGTTTGTTGTGATTCTGTCGGATAACTCGGTTTACTTCTTCTATGATTTTGTAGCGTAAGGCTTTACCGCTTTCGTTTTCATTTATTTTGTCGGTCGTCCAAACGTTGGCTCTAATAGCCGACAATCTGCGTCGGATTTTGCCACTCAATTCGATTTTTTGGTCGACAGATTCAGCTAAGCCAACAGTGACTTGTCCGTCATTGTCTTTGAGTGCGTCATTGTTTTGCCATTCTCCCGACACATTTATCGACGCTAAAGTGCCGTCATCTTTGGTTACGCGCATTTTTGTTTTCAGTAATATGGCTATTGTAATGGCTGGGTCTTCCATTTCGTTCATTGGTGTAGTCTCCTGCAGGTTGCTTTGCGGAAAATGACCTCGTCTTTGAAAGTGAAATCTTGAATGCTGGTCACTTCGTAGTCTGTGCCGTTGCGTGTTACTTTATCGTGTCGGCGAAGGGGAGTAAAAACATGTAGCGAGAGGTAATCGTTAACCAGAAAGCCTGGTTCAATGATGAGTTCTTCAGTTTTTGTAGGCAATACAATGGCTTTTAGCTCTACGCCTTCGCCGTATGATACCCTCTCGCCTGCTTGTGTTCTTGGGTATAGTGTGAGGTTTTCTCCTTTGCTGTTTAGTATCTGGGTAAATCGGGTAAGCGGAGCCTCATAATTCAAAAGAAATTGCCCCAGCCAACAAACGGTTGCCATTGCTTGCTGATTCTCCACGGGCTCGTAGGTTGCATGGTTGACTCCCCAAAACATGAAACGGTCTGGGTGCTTGGTGATGATTTTCCCACTAAAATCGTAAGATAGTTTGTCGTGATTTCGGCGGATTTTAGCTAGGATTCCAGCGGCCACTGCATCGTAATAGACGCATGTTGGCGTTTTGGTTTTGGTGTTGATGTATCCTGCCCAGCAAATTGCAGAATTGTACGCTGGATATTGGGGTGAAGCTTCAACCGCGTTTATGACGTTGTAGGTAGTTCTCACTGTACTGCTGTAGTCCTCATAATCGTAAAGTCCAAGCAGGGCATAAGCAATTGAATCATCATAGACAGTATCATCGCCAAGCCCAACACGGTGCCACCGTCCATCCCCACGAGGTAACGGGTCAAAATACAAGGCTAAATCTTCAATTCCGACGCGGTAAAAATTAACAGCGTCTTGAGTCATAATTTGATAGATGCTTTTGTTGATTGGGTCAGATTCACAAAGCATCCGAAGTGCGGTTATGCAATAAAGTGATTCAACATCCATTTGGCCTTGCCAAGTGTCGGCAGTGTCGACTGCTCTTGCGAATCCACCGTAATAGCGGTCGTGAATGCCCAACGTGGCTGGTTGATGTTGCATATTGAGCAAAAAAGTGCTTGCGGCAAGTTTGGCGCTGTTGAGGTAATTCACGTTGGAGGTTAGCTCGTAGGCTTTCAAGAGGGCTGGCACTGTGCGTCCGATGTCCACGCTGTAGCATGTTGTGCTATTTTCTGTGCTTTTGAAGCCGCCGTACGCTTGCTTTTGTTCGTCTGTGATTTGTTGCGTTATCATCCAATCGGCAAGCTCCACAATTTTCGCCTCAGTTTCACCACTTCGGTCGTCGAACTGAGCATCGAAGTAAGCTTCGTAGAGAAAATCCACTGCAAACCCAGCGGCAAAAGCGGCTTTTCCCCAAGTCAAATCAGGTCCCACTTCTGGAATAAAATACAGATAGGGTGCATAGTCCATCACAAACTGATAATACGCTTCAGGGACAGTCATCGCTCAGACGCTCCTAACAATCGGGTGCTTTAAACCGTTTAAGATGCGTTCAAGCTCCTGCTGAAGCACAGATAGAGGAGGCGCTTTATCTATAACCGTGACATCTTGGTCTCCGACACTAAAACTTAAACCAACCGCTGAACCGCCTGTCAAATAGCAAATGGCGTAAACAGCGGCAAGCAGGGTTATGAATTCCTTCTCAGCATCCGAGCAATCGCTGGGGTCAATAGGCTTGTTGAGTTCAAGCGCCAGAGTGGTTGCTGCACGATTAACCATCTTTTGCAGTTTATCGTCTGGAATATCGGTTGCGCTTACATTGATTGTGTCACGCACATCGTTTAATGAAACATTCGCCAAACAGAGTCAGCCTCTTACCTGAAAAAGTAGAAAGCCTAAATTTAAACTATTTTGGCGTTAAAAAAGTCAAAATGAAGCTTAAATTTAAAAATAAGCGATTTTAATATAGATAAATTAAATTGCGTTTACATAAATGGAATATTAAAAAAGCCATTCACTACAGTTAGTTGCCTGTGAGTTGAATGGCTAAATCGCCTAAAATCAGGAATAGCCTAGTTTTCTGTCCAGAAACTGTTTCTGAAGCAGCATTGAGGATTAACTCGCCGACTTCAGTTACTGCTTCGTTGGCGCTTTCTCCTGTTTCAGTCAGAGCGGCAACAACTATTTCGCCGTATTCAGTTATGTTCGCAGACATTTTTCAACACTTAAACATCTAAAAATCTGAAGGTGATGGTTGTGGGGATGTCTTCTCGCCAGTAGGCTGGGTGATAAGTTGCGTCTGTGAACGCTGTGGGTGAACCGTTAGCGTTATTGTAGTCGCCGTGAACCACCCGGAATAAGCCGTAATTGTTAGTTTTGCCGTTATACAATAAAGACAGCGTCGTGCCTTCAGTTATGTCCCCTAAGAGTTTTTCATCATGAAAGCCATAGGCGTTAGCGATGCTCTTTACAGTAGGATTCCCCTGCGTTAATGTTAACCCTTGAATGTTAGAAAAGGCCACAGAAGCAAGAGCACGTTTTCTGTTTGACAAACTAACCCTCGTAGGATAAACCATGTATGCATTATAGTCCCAATTGCTGTCTGAGCGGTTGCTCCATAAAGAAACTTTTAAGACGTCACCGACTTGCACGTTATAGAAGCAAAGCATCCTCGTATAGTAAGTGTTTGCAGAAACAGAACTTGAGCCTGTGGTCACGCTTGCACCGTTCTTTTTCATGCGATAATTCAGTGTTCCAGCTGTTACGTATTTGCCTGCAGCGTGAATTATGGCAATCCACACTTTCGTTTCAGGTTGAATGTTGAATGTTGGCAAGTCGCTGCTCTGTACTGTATAGCTTATTTGCTCGTTGCCTGCAGAGGGCTCAGAAGTCGGCAAAAGTGTAGGAGAACCCTGAAGCGTTTCCTGCGGCGGCTGCATTGTTATGGTTAAGGTTTTCTTTGAACTTATGCTCGGTGCCAGTTTTGTCATGCAATCGCCCGCTTAGGTATGAGTGATTATTCCGTCGAAGCCGATGAGTTTAGCTTCTGAACCATGAGTATTCTTAACTCTTATCCGCTGACCATTAGTGCAGTGAAAAGCGTACTTTGCGTAAACGCCTGCGCCTGCATCAGTATCAAAGATCAGACTGTTTGTGCCATCGTAGACCTCTATGGTTACGTCGTATTCGTGGTAGATGTTGTGGATTACCCATTCTGTTGTGCCTGCGGGTTGAATGTCAAGGTAAGCGCCTGCCGCAATACTCTGCAAGCCCTTAGCTACGTCACCAACCGCCATAAGCATCACCTAACTGTTCTGTAATTTTTTTCATTTGTTTTCCTCCGTATTTTGGTTTCTCGCTAGCCGCGCAAGTCAGCTATGTTCGAGCCACCTCGCTTAGTGTGCCTTCACCAGTCCAAGTGAACGAGAGCGTAAAGAGCAGGTCTGTGCCATCATAAGCCTTCAGCGCCATCAGTGTTCCGTCAGGGTTCCATGTGAAGCCTATTTTTGTGATTTTGCATCCAGGCGGAGGGCAAGTTATGTCCATTAGGGCGCTGTGAATTGCCCTGTAGGCTTCTTCATATCTGCCGTATGGAACTTCAGTCATTTGTCATTGCTCCTTTTGTTTGAGGATTAGTTTCCCAGAGTTGCCACCCGAATTTTGCAACGTTTTTGCGGAACTCATCTTGGCGGATTAGGCCTTGCTCAGCAGCCTTGAGCAAATCTGCCACGCTGGCTTGTTGCGTTTTGTATGGGCTCCAGTGTAGTCGCGCTTGCGCTTTAGCTGGGTTTAGACCTGCCTGAAGAAGAACCGTGTCGAAGAGTTCGCGTTCTACATGTCGTTTGATGTAGCGTTGAATAGGTTGTATAAGCATGTTTTGCAGTTCCAGTGCTGCGTTGGCTGATGCCTCAGTGAAGCCTGGCGTGCTGAAAAGCCGCGGCAGAGGCGTTTCGCATCCAAGGTAGAACTGGTTGATTAAGTGGTCAACGTAGTACTCAAAACGTGCTCTTGGGTCGATGGTTACGGGTCTTATGTCGCCTTTGCCGTTGTAAAAGAGCCAAGCGCCTTCTTCGCCACGGTTTTTTATGGCTTGCTCAAACTTTTCAATCGTGCCTTCGTCTGCATGTTCCAGCAGGGCTAATACGTCTGGTCCAGCGTATTTCTCAAAGATGCTGGGCATAATCTTCTCTATTTTGGCTTTCATGGCAGCATATGCAGGTCTTTTCTCAGATTGGAACGCCAGTGAATGTAACAAAACCTGCAAAACACCCGTGCCATAACCTGAATAGTCAAGGCAGTTCATGCGCCAGTGAATTACTGCTTCTGCGGCAAGGTTTTCTCCGCCGAAAGTTTGGCGTAGTTTGTAGCTTTCGGTTTTATAGGGGATTTTAAGATTTTTTTCTTCAATAAAGCTTTGATGAATGCGCTCTACCGCGTCAACAGGCAACCTGTGAAGTGCTTTCGTGTTTTGCGGTGTTAATTTAAGCCAAAAATCGTTTCCGCACGCAATAAGCATCCTTGCCATGCCGTATAGCATCTCGTCTAAATTCACGTTTTCGTTAAAATTGTCCACTATGCTTTTTGCCTCAGTTGCTTTTTCATAATCGTCGTTTGTGGTAGTGTAGAAGCCAGAGCCAACTGCTGAAGCAGCCAGCAAGTCCACGCTTGCCTTGCATGTGGGGTCGCGCTCATAGAGTTTTATTACATCTGAGAGGGGAATCGTTGGTGTTTCATACACTAATCTTCCTTGAGGAGTGGCGTATCCGCTCTTTGCTTTGTAGGTGAAAGCTTCTAATAAGCGGCGAAGAGTTCTGCTCATTCGATAGCCTCCAAAAGTTTAGCGCCCTTCTCGGTTATCTCGTAGTTGGCTCGGTGTTTCTGCTCGATTTTTCGAACGTAACCATCCTGAACCAAGTAACGGAAGATGCCCTCGAAAGTGGCGTGTGTTCCTGCTTTTCTAACGGTTCGCTGTTCAATTTCAGTTCGGCAAAGCGGTTGCCTACT